CATAACCAGAAAGATAAGTCAGTAGTTATATCCACTGACCTAGATCGTACCACTGCCCAACTAGAGTCCTAACAAAAGAGACTCGTGTAGGTCCTCTTAGAGTATAGTTATTACCATACTCTTGTATTGACTTGTTCCGAAGACGGTCTAATAAAAGACCAACTTCCTCAGAACGTCGGGTTTTCCCGACCTGCTGAAACTGCCAAAATAAGTATCCTTCGATACCGTTTCTGGCACGATCAGGATGACTTTCATCAAAGTTACCAATGATGGAGCCATCTCCTTTATCACATGGGCCAAAGAGACGTAAATTCTTTGGAACCACTCGATAAAGGGACAACCAAGCGGGTTTTAACATTAGATCACAACCTAGACTATTAAGTCTACGATGTGCCCAACGTCGAATCCCGTTTAGCTGCCTGTATAATTCCAGCAAGTTCCGAGCAATGTTCTTTACGAACATTGGTTTTATGTCAATACCATCGTAATAATGTGAACCACAGCTTTCGCGAAATGGAGTAAGACCTGAAAAGCTCTTACTCACATTCACGGAAAATCCAAGGAACGCACTAAACGATGAAAAGAGTTCGAAGGCCGAAGATGGTATTATTACATCATCTCCGTAGACACTTATATCAGTGGTATCCAAGTGAAGATACTCACAGACGCTATAAGCAGCAGCGTAAAATATAAGTGACTCAAGCTCAAATGTGAAACCGTTCCCCATACTGGAGAACTTCTCCCACAGAAGAGGCTTTTCTTCGATTAGACCATAATGTGATCGCGCAGCATCAAGAAGAACTAACCAATGAGATGGAAAACTCTCAAAAATTAGATTCCGACTGATGGTGTCACTCGCAGAAGAGAAATCAACTGTAGCAAGTAAAGAGTCTTTTGAACTCTTCAAAGCTAACCGCTGATTAATCTCTTGAGAGTTAAGGTTGATCCCATGACAAAGAAGACGTCTACGAATCATTGAGCCAATTGCCTTTTGAAACCAGAGATTTAACCCTGGTTCAACGGCTATAACTCTCCTCGTAAACGCATCCTTTGGGACAGTTGTTATCTCATTTCCAATATCAAACGTAGGAAAGCCCACCGTTTCTAAATGGGCCGACCACGTCGGGTATGCAGCCGCTAGGCTGTGGGAAACAAGATCGTACAGATCTCGCGTTATTCCAGTTTCACACTGGAATTTATTGGTAGCTGAAGTAGCATTGCCCTTTATCAGGGTTGTTACTCCAGGACCCCAATTCGCCTCATCAAAAAGCTCTTCTGGTGAATAACCGACCAGCACATCCGACACTTTACGAACGAATGTGTTATACATTCGAACGTTAGGACCCTTGAATAAGGGGTCTAAGTCAAGATGGGCAAATCGGCGATTCGTCTGCTTACAAAGCTCCTCCATTTGGAAGAACTTATCTAGAGCTACTTGCTTTGTATCAATGCCTGTGTTAAAAAACTCAGACTTCGAAACAAGCTTTGTAGCACTATAAGCATCACGACAAGCCATTACATCTCTGTAATGACTTGGGTCGAAATCCAAAGTTTTCAACTGCTTAGGATCATCACGAATGATGATATAAACAGCCAAAGACCGAGGACAATCGAGACCAATCAGAGCTTCTTGAATTGCAGAAAGAGTAGAACCTTCTGGAACGCGGTAAGTTCGGCATTCATTTAAGAGTGCTTTACTACGCTTCTGTGAAGACATAGTTTTCTCCAGTTTATACTTCAGGAACCCGGTTATTAAGACGGGGCTACCAGCCCTTCGGCTAGTTACTAGTTGATTAGACTAGTGCCAGCTGTTCAGGCTAGTAGGGTTTATCGAGAGTCAGAATCGCGTTCGGCAACGGGCTTCCCGTTAAATCGGTAGGCACATCGTCAGACGCGTTAATGGTCACCATAAACAGAGATGTCACAACGCTGAGAAATGCAGTCCTCTCAGCAAGAGTGGATCTCTCCGGAAGTAGAAATTCCAAATTGGCCGTAAGGTCGTAGGCTTTGGTAAAAACCGTAGCCGGCGGCACTTGCTCCAAAATGGGTTGGACGAACTTCATGCTCACTCTGGTAACTCGAGACGTCTTGGTAGGCGCCCTGGATAACAAAGTAAGCTTTGGGTAACCGATTTGGCTTCCGCCACTTCGGTCAACCCATGTCGCGACTCCGTTGGTATCAAACCCTTCGGGATCGAGATTGCCGGGTGATCCGGCAGACGAGACATCAATGCCCACTGTTGCGCTCGTAGAGCGTATCAATGTGCCAAGGATGGAGCTCTTTTTGATGGGTGCAATTGCAGCCATTTAAAACCTCATAATGAGAATAACGTGAAACCGTTGTTACCGAGTAAGAAGTCTAGTTACTAAGGCCGCAGCGTTAGCCGCGTGAATTAAGGATAGAGGGCTTTTGAGCTTTGGAAGTTTAGTGCTTGGAAAGCCCGTAAGGGCTGTCCTATTCACTAAAATCCTAGTCCCTTTGCTATCTCCCTTAAAAACACAATAGTAATCTAGAGCCTTACCACTGGAATCAACGATTAAGCGGGTCTCTCTTCTCGTAAAGTATGTCTTATAGCCCTTCAGGAAGCTTAAGCCCTCAAATGCAGAAAATGCAGTGAGAGCAGGGCCAATCGGAAGGAACCAATCGACAACAAAAGAGAAAGGAGTGAGTTCCCAAGCTAAAGCAGCTGGGGAGGTTAGACCGAGGCCTGAAAGAATATTAGTCGCGAGAGCGTCGATTTTGTATTCGATTCCAATTTTGAAGACAGTGGTAGACGTAGTGTAATACTTACGCTTAGCATTGCCAACATCAAAGTTAAAGAATACTACTTCAGCGTAACTCTCGACTTTCTTCCTACTGGTCGCGGTGACGGATGAGATTTTCGGGTGTTTCTCAAGAAATCGAGAATAAGCTTTAAGAGAGGAATCTACGTCTCCAATGAGTGGTAGCCAAGCATAGCGATATTCTAGCCAAAGATCAGCTAGAAGTTTCGCGCCGCTTGAACCGCCCTTCTTTAGAGAACTTAGCCCTTTCCCAAACTTAGCACCTTTACTAGGCCCAAGAATCTTTGCAAGTCCTTCGGAAGGCTTACCATGGATGATCTGCAAAAAGCCGACAACTCGATTCAAATTTTGAACGACTGTCTTCCCAAGCAGACCACTCTGTATAAGACTCTCCGCAAGATTGCTTCGAGCGTTAATCCGCCCTGCCAATTTATTAATTGTCAGGTTCTCGTCCATACTGGCATGGCCAGTTGGAACATTCGCCGATAAAAGGAAAGCATTCATATCAATGTGCGTATTGATAAACGTACCATTGATATGGGCTCGGTTGTCATTGTAGGCTCCAGGGAAAATCTCTAACCTACCTAAGGTATAGGGATTCTCCGGAAGAGTACCTGCAAATGACTTCTGAGTAAAATTCGGAGTACGAACACTCGTAAAAGAACGATTATAGCGCTCATGGCTGGTGAAGGTCGGAGGACCTGCACCAAGCTGTGTAGTCACTATAGTCGTCTTTGTAAAGTTATCGATCTCCGGATTTTTACGTGTAATTTTCACACGTCCACTTCCTAATACCGGGGGCTTATGAGTTGTCCTTCTCAAAGGCCCCTCAGACCCAACTATCGATTGAATGATAAGTGGGTATTTCCTCGCTGAGATTGATGGCTCGACAACAATAACGTTCGATAATTTTCGAACGCTAAGTTGAAGAACTCCATTAAGATCAGTTTTGGACTGAATGAAGTCGTCCGGCCCGTCAACCCAAGAGGTCAACAAGAACCGCAAACCGCTCGGGATATCAGGAAAGTGTAGTTTAATGGTAAACAGGACATTCGCTAACTCATAAAAAGTTAGTTGGAACGTCCGGGTTTTTCCTATTTCTACACCAAACCGATACACCGTTAAGAATGCCATTCTTGAATGACGATCAAGGGGTACGTGCTGTTCGGCCCATTCAAGGAGTTGCGATGAAGTCTGCAACTCCATGTACTCGCTATGGAGTATCGACGCTTGTATGCTCATGATGACGATATAGAAACGTCAGCAGAAGCATTACCCTCTCTAGCTGCAAATTGAAATAAGCAACCAGTGAGGCCAAGAGTCAATATGATTACCACTATCAATATACCGATAGCATTAATCACCGTAGCAAATACAAGAGCCACCTTCTGATTGATAATCACATAACCTCCTTGTGGATAGAATACCCACACGGATTATGTGCATCAATGCAGGCGGTGTACTCGATGATCATTTAAAT